TCCGGGCGGTCGACTGTATCATTTCGGGCGAGGATTGCCGGATATATGTGAGGGCAGACGCCGTGTGCATTCATCTGACAGTACAAGCTGTGCGTATCTTTCGGAAAACACGTTCCGCCGAATCCGCGTCGGCCATCCGGCCCCGGGACTTGAAAATGCGTCGTTCCCATCCGTTGGTCTTTTTTTGCGAGTGTGGCAACGCGTTCATAATCCGTGCGGGTTGCGCTGCAAAAATCATAAAGTTCATTCATTATACTGACCTTTGCGGAAAGAAAGCAGTTCTTCATCAGTTTCAACATTTCGGCTTCATTTGTATCGCAAAATGTTATGACGGACGAATCGATCGCACCGTTTTTATGACTACGCCGAATGAGTTTGGTTATATGGGTCTTAAACTCTTGGTGTCTCAATTCAGAGACTACTTTTATAGAATCATTTGTGGTTGCGGATTCTGCGGTTGTAGTTGCAGTTATTGTTGCACACGATGTTGTTGGTATGCCAACTACCCACTCTTTCGTGCTTCGAAAATCGTTCTCCCAGTTGGCTTCGGTAAGAAACTCGGGCATAAAATAGCATCCGTGTTTTGCCGCGAAACCGACGGGGATTGTGCTACGAATAATTTTGAATGGATTATTACACCGGGCAATCGTATCTTCTAATATCTGGGTATAACACGAACCATCGTGATGAAGTGGAGTTGGAAGACAGAAGAATAGGAGATCGCATTCACGGTCAAGGTCTTCTAATGTTATACCCGGCGGTTGACACGCTTCTGGGCGTATATCATAAATATATACAGTTATTGGTTTGAAGAAGATTCGCTTAAAAAATGGAATTTTTATTTTATCCGAAAGAGATTCATTTCTCTCGGAATGGTTGCCGGGTTCGTCTCTTGTAAAATAGTTCTTTGCGAAGATTTGGGTAGCGCGACCCACGAATCCATTTCCAACAATTCCGATTTTCATATCGGCGGATGTTGTGGTGCGATGTTATATGTAATCAATATTAGTAAGCTTTATTTAATATTGATTCGTTTGTGTGCGATTTATGCGTCCTCGTCCTCATCGTCCTCGTCTTCGTCGTCCTCGTCGTCCTCGTCGTCGTCCTCGTCTTCGTCGATCTTGATATTGAATAATTCAACGACGATATCGGTCATATATTGCATATAGCTCATTTTAGTCCCAAGGCGTGTTCCAATGGAGTCCATAATAGCTACAGTTATGAATAGACGATATAATGACCGCTTGAACATCATTCCGTAATTATTCAAAATGTAGTTGATTTCATAGATTTCGGATACGCCAAAGAATTTTATTTCAGGGGTAGTATACATTATAAGAACTCTTCGTAATTCATCGCGGAGTTTACCGTATTTCTCCGTATTTTTTTCAGGAATAACATTCGAGTTAATTTCATTTGTTATCGGTTCAGATAATTCGCAACTTACAATGATATCTACAATCTTCTCGAATTTTCGCTGATATATAAGTTTCATCGCTTTAAACAATAATTCTTGGTCCGTGCGTGATAAGCGACCGATAATACCGAAATCAAGAATACCGATTTTATAAATAGCGGCGGCATCTGACGACGAGATATCTCGAGGCTCTTTAATGAATAAAATGTTTCCAGGGTGTAAATCGCCGTGATAGATTGAACTACAAAATGCAGCGTTCGCGTTAAACGCCGCCAGTGCCTTTCCAAATTGGTCGTAATCTTCCGGGTCAATCTCGGTTATTTTCATTCCATCGATGTATTCCATAACAATAACATCGGGGTTAATCTTTTCCGTGTAGTCGTGGTAAGGTTTCGGTATTCTAACAAACTCGTAATTTTTCCATCGATTATAATACGTGGTTATATTGGCCAATTCTTTACGAAAGCATACCTGGTCATTCAAACACACGATATTCTGAAGAATCAAGTTTTCGACATTTAATGTCCGAAGGTAAGGAACATATTTCGTCAATTTCGCGAAAACGACCAGATTATTCATCGATGAATTGAAGTTTTTGCGAATGTTTTTACGCAGGTATTTAATAACCACGGGGGTAGCGATATCAGCATCATCATCGGCGTCATCCGACACGATATATGCTTTGAAAATAAGCGACATAAGCCCGGATTTTATCGGGGTATAGTCATTTACAATACGAATTCGTCGATATGGAAAGCATTCCGCTGAACGGGATTCAATCTCTTTAAGTTCTTTTATGTCATATTCATCCCGCGTGAAGTAAACATTATCGGTATAATCACTGAAGAATTGATTGAGTTCCGTGGATACGATATTTCTGTTTGTTGCAAACGCCTGGAAAATCTTGACGTACATCATATTCTTTGTTGCCAGGCGTTTACTCACATCGATGATTGCATTATTGCGCGTCTTCCATCCAATCTTATATTTTAGATACTCCGAGACGCAAATATGGCACGACGATACCGTGAACCATATTGCTCTGCAAAAATCAGCGCACGACATTTTGGCGTAATATTGCTTTGTTCTTTCGACATAATCATCATAATCGATTTGGTCGGCGTTATGGTCAGGGTCGGCGTCGGCGTCGGCGTCGGCGTCGGCGTCGGCGTCTATCCGGTTGTTTTTTTCAGATTGTATATATTCCTTTAATAAATCATCCATCCTCGCCACTTGTATTTCGACGACGCGTATGAATCCGTATAAGTATATAAGATGTATTATTCTAATACATATTACGCTAAAGGTATATTGTACTCACGTCCGTAGATTTTCAATGGCGATTTTTAATCTCAAATACATTTTTTTGATAAGAATGCCAATCGCGTTTTCCATCGCAACAGTGAGTTCCGATTCATTGTCGGGTTTAAGTTTAAACATATGAAGTACCTGCACATTTGATAAGGCCGCAATAGACTCAACCGCAGATGATGACTCACGGTAAATATATTTTTGAATATAAAGCGGATATTCCAACAGTTTATACTTTTGCTGGACAAGTTCTGCGTGTTCTGGGCAAGGTATGCTTTTGCTTGTAAAAATAATCTCCGTATTTCCGGTACTTGCGTATCTCTTTGCGATTTTAGTAGAAACATACATGTACGTCTTAAACCCGCCTAAATCTCCGCCCATATCTCGAAACTTATAGAGAATATTATGTTCCGACGGGTCATCGTTCGGATTAGATTCAATAATTAGGTCGTCAATAATATCTTTATTCACCTCGTGGAGTAGTTTATGAAGATTCACATTAATAAGCGATACAATATTAAAGTGCGGATTGAGGTAGGTGTATTCTAATGTAAACAGTTTCATTTCGGGGTTTTTTCCGAGTCTCATATCATTTTGTGTGCATATCGGTTTGAATTGTGCGGTTGCCATTTATAACACGATGATTTATGTATATGTATATGTAGGTTATGTTTATATAATGTTTATATTCATTTGATCGGGGTTCTATCGGGTTTCACGCCGTGCCGGGTGATTTGCGATGCTGATTGTTATAAGTCCATACTCACGGTATTTTTATCCGACCTCTGTCTTCGCTTTGATTTATGCGGTGTAGAATCTTGAGGAATATCACCTAAACTAGACACATTCACAACGGTAGGTTCAAGGTTAATATCGTCCCCGCCACCACTTCCCGTCATCCCCGAAAGAATATTTTGAAGCGTCAAACTCCCTTGTTCCTGTAGTGCGCTATTGCCACCGCCACCGCCACCGCCGCTTCCCGACGGTTGAATATTAATCGTCTTCGTCTTCAGACGCGACATCATATCCGAGACGTCAGTAGTGGGTCCGCGCATTTCTGGTCTGCGCATTTTTTGTTCTTGCATTTGCATTTGCATTGGTGTTGGCATTGCTGTCGCGCCTGGTCGAACAGGTGGAGGTGGGGCAACTGGGCCTTTCGTTGCAATCGGTGGAGGCGGAGGGCGATGTTGCGCGTATGCGGGAGGTTCATTATTGCGCCCTCCACCACCACCCCCGCCGTTTCCTCCAATGATATCATTCATAAAGTTTCCAAACCCTGCCCCGCGGCCGCCACCGCCACCGCCACCGCCACCGCCACCGCCCATATTACTCGACATTGATGAAACGGCTGCTTGTGTAAATTGTTGCATCAATTCCGGATTCTGGCGCATAATATCATCCATTCCAGGCAATGCCGACTTGAACATCGTATTTGTCATATGAAGCATAATTGCACTACCTCCTAGCTGAAACAGGAGCTTCAATTCAGGAGACATCTTCGCCTTTGATTTGTATTTCTCGTGAAGTTCGCCAAAAATCTCGTCATATTCATTAATATTCTCATTGACTTGTTCCGACCACCCGTCCAATTTCAGGTCAAATGGGTCAAACTTGTTATTCAGAAACTCTAAACCAGTTATACACGCCAAAAGCATCTTTCCCTGGAACTTCATACTATTATGCCGTTCACGTTCCTCCATTTGCGTATCATATTCACCCTTCATCTCCGCATAAGAAGAATCCATTGAATACCGTTTCGTCAGTTGAACCCCTTTCTGTTCCAACTCCTCCAATTTACGAAGAAGTTTGAACTTCTCTTTCAGCATTTCCTCCTTTGATAATTGGGGGGTAGGGTCTATATTTACATCTGGGTCTAGTGGAATATTATTGAACTTACTATAACCATCCCACGTACGATTATCTGTGTCGGTATTAGAGGTGGATTGGCCTAAATTGATACCGCCGTCGTTTGAATTGCTGCCTCCATCCGACTTTGTCAGATTAAATATATTACTCATAAACCCGCCGCCGCCGCCGCCGCTCTCCCCTCCAGAGTTTCTGTCCGTCGTATCGCTCCCACGTTTCGGGATATTACTCAAGTCATTCAGTTCATTTTCAAGTGCCGTAAGTTCGCTCAAATCAATATCTCCTGCACCACCGCCGCCACCCTTACGGTCACCATCCTTAAACTTATTATTCATAAGAAGCTCAATCCCGCCGCCAAAATTGCCGCCGCCACCGCCACCACCGCCGCCACCACCGCCCCCACCGGATTTACTACCACCAAATGTAAATGTCGGCATCGTATCCAATGCACCTAAATCAATTTCTTCCGCCATTGTTGTTTAATTTCGGTCGTATAGAATATAATACAAATACAATCTTTATACTAGATTTAATATGATTGAAATAGACAATATTATTTCGATTGTTCCGCAATTCTAGAATAACTACTACTACCACTACGGAGAATGTTCATTGGTTTTTAATAAATGAACCCGCCATAACCCTTGTAAAAAACAGTCGGCCAAGTCGTCCTTCTTCTTGTGATTTTCGAATACGGGCATCCATTTTGCATAATCCGAATTGCGTTTTCGAGAGATTTCGCCGAGAGATCGGCATACGATGATACCCGACTTTTTACGGTCAGCATATGTGGATGCGTCAATACATACCGGCGTCGTTTCATTTTCTAGGTCAAAACTCGAATCCGTAAACAATTTCAATTTACACGACGCCGATATGAACTCGATTTGTGGGACATTTTTCATAATAAAATACTGCGTAATCATCCCTTGCAATGTTTTCATTCGAGAGGCGAGGGTGCTAATTTGGTTTTCAATAATCATCATATCGATTGGGCTAGGCGACGCCGACGACGGATACAATATCGCATCCAAATGCATTGCCATATTACGCCCATAGGTTATAAGGTCCAGATCGTGTGCATAGGTATAATTTGCCTTCTTGGGCTTGGCAGGAGGCGCAGTTCCGGCAATATAATTAGAATACTTACTTTCATCAAATGGTTCTAGGTAATCTCTCGAAAGTGTTGTTGTTATTTCTTGGATTAGGTCGGATTTCCGAAGCTTAAGATTCACCGCCGCCTCCGTTCCCCCGCCGTTCAAGGCTGGATTGGCGAACGCCGAGAGATTTGCCTTAATATCCATAAGTTCGCCAAGTTTCTTCTTTTGGAGAATCTCGGGTTTGCGTTTGATTGGTAAAATCTCTCGAGATGGTGTTTTATATTTAGATTTCTCGGAACATTTGGAACAATATAATATCGGTAATGTTGGTTGCACCTGCAAATGCATCCACTTGGCTAATTTTCCGTCATTGATACACATCCGTTTGGGCGCAGGAGGTGCAGATTCTGCAATCGGTGTTCCTGATAGGTTCGGTTCGAATCTTAAATCAATAACATCCCATCTCTCGATTTCGATTTGGTGTATCAACTCTTGAGTTGGTGCATTATTGGTGGACGATGATAATGTATCTGGGATTCGGAATAGACAATAGGCTAGATTCTTCATCCCTACATCAAAACTAATGATTCGCATTATTTGTAATATTTGTAATATTTGATGATAACAATTATTACAAAATAGGGTTTATATGAATTATATAGGATTACGACCAAATGGTGGGGGTTATTGTCGTTGTCGTTGTTGCGCATTTGCCGACTGCTGACGCTGGAATGCCAGAATCTGCTCCTGCGTTATTTCCGGTGCAATCATTCTGGACTGAAGTGCCTCGCGCGAGAGATAGACATCCTTTAAATCGCTCTCGACATATCCAAACGGCTCTCGTGAATCCATAACCGACCCATACATAAATGGAACATTACGTTGATTCTCTTGCGCGTAGGCACTGACTTCAAATGAACCATGTCCGGACATATTCACTGCATCCATTCGATTGATGTTCATAATTTGGTCAGCATTGGCCATTAAATACTTGCGATAATCCCAGTTCGTCTTAATATTTTCAGCGCGGCGTATTGAATCGTTTACTGCATTTCCAGGTTGCCAACCAGAGAAATTTCGCCCATCGTTCATAAGTGGCGGAAAATCAAAGTACACATTATGACTTGAACTAAAATTCTTAGCCCAGTGGGGTTGTGAATACGACATTTATTGAGTATTATGTATATCGTTAGAATAAAAATACGATTTTCAAGTTTGCTGTAATGCGTAAATTAATTCGGCTTTCTTAAGTTTCTGGATTTCTGCGTGTTTTTCGGGTGTTTTTTTGTATTTATCCTTAAGAAGACTACGAAGTTCCGGAACAGACATTGTCGAATAGGATATCGGGTGAATCGCAGTTGCCGAGGGTTGGTCTGAAGGAATGTCCGATGGGGGGTGGTCCGAAGGTTGGTCCGTTATTACATCGGCACCCTGGGCATCTATTCCTTCATTCGTTGATTTTTTATATAACATTGCCAGTACATCATTCGGACGGTCAGGCGAAAACTTCATCGTATTTGCTGGGGCATCTTCTTGGATCACGCCTAAATCCACAATAATCGACTTAAACTCTGGTATGGATGGTTCATGTGTTTCACAACTAATATCAACAATATCCGATAAAATATTCGATACAATATTTTCTTCGACGATTACTGGGTGGATTTTGTCGCCCTCGCTTCCACTGTCGCCCTCGCTTCCACTCCCGCTGTCGCCCTCGCTGTCGCTGTCGCCCTCGCTTCCACTGTCGCTTCCACTGTCGCCCTCGCTGTCGCTTCCGCTGTCGCTTCCGCTGTCGCTTCCGCTGTCGCCCTCGCTGTCGCCCTCGCTGTCGCCCTCGCTGTCTGTCGTATCTTCACTATCTGACGAAATTTCAATAAGGTTGCTCCTCTTATTTTGAAAGAATGCAGTATCCAAGTGAATCATATGAGGTTGATTATACGACGATTGTCGTGCAGTAGCGGATTCAGTATATTCCTGGTTATTATTGTCGAAATTACTTGCATATTCTAATATAATACTATCAGTAGGTTGAAAGGATTGATTTCCATTATTTGCGTATAATTTATACAAACGGTGTATGTCTGTAGATGATTCTTCTATAAACTGCTGTAAAACGAGTGCTTGTTCCTTATGAGATTGCTCTAAAATATTCAAACGGACTTTCATATATTGAAATATCGCATATGTCAAAAGAGAGCAAACGGCTAAACTAATGATGATGGTTAAAAAACTAAACTCCATTTTATCGTGGATTGGATTTATAATATAATATTCTACGATGTTATTTGAACGGAATAAACGAAGTTGTATGTTCTATATTTGTTGATTTATATTCCTTTATAAAAGTCCCGGTTGGAACCATAGGATTTCATTCGAAAAGAGACTTTTCAGCCAAAAATATTTCGTTTGAAAACGCGAATTCATTTATAAAAGTCCCGGTTGGAACCATAGGATTTGATTGGAACAGAGATTTTTCAGCCAAAAATATTTCGTTTGAATTTGGAATATTTCTACCTACCCCTTCTGGACATACCCTCCCCATTTGGGCCTTGCGTAAAATGTTGCGTAAATGGCAACACTACGCAACACGGACCATAAATGTCCAAAATGGGGGTTGGCCAAAATACTTTTGAAACACGAATTTTTCGCATTTTGAGACTGACCAATCACAATTTTTTTGGACCGGAATGAAAAAATGACACTGTAATTTTTTGGGGTGCGTCGGCGCGTCCACCCTCCGATCTTATAATATTGGACATTTCTATAGACCCCCCCATTTAGGCAACATTTTACGCAAACCTTACGCAAGACTGAACTTGCACAAAATGTTCCACTGTGATACTTGTGATATCAGTACCAATAACAAATATGATTTCAATCGACATCTTTTATCGTCAAAGCATCAACGGTTATGTTCCGAGAACGTCAAGTGTAAAAACTACTTTCACAGTCTCATTTCGGGCGATTCTGGCGTTTCTGGCGGTTCGGATGCAAAATGCATCCCCCCAAAATCGACTTTGAAAAATGCCGTTGCGTCGACCCCCCAAAAAACACCCATCCAAAAAATCGTCCAAATCGACCTCCACAATGAAGACTCCGAAAAGAATGTTATCTACCATCCTTCGGTCGATAGTGGTCACGTGACCACTTCTTATGCATGCTCCTACTGTAAACGCCCCTATGTGAATCGAACGGGGTTATGGCGGCATAATAAGAAATACGGTTCGTCGTGTATTGTCAAATCGGTAGAAACCGCCAAAGTTGAAAACACGGAAGAACTGAAGAATATGATAAATATGATGATGAATATGAACCAAGAGTTCAAGACCCAGATACTTGAGTTATACAAGACGAGCGCATCAGCGGTGGTGAACCCAGCGACAATTATTAGCAATAATACAAACAATAACAATATGACAAACTGTTATAATCAGACGTTTAATTTACAGTTTTTCTTAAATGAACAGTGCAAGGATGCGATGAATATGAAGGATTTCGTGAACTCGATTCAATTGAATACAGACGACCTTGAATGTGTTGGGAAGTTAGGTTATGTGGAGGGAATGTCGAATATATTAATAACGAATCTGAATAAAACCGAATTACATAAACGCCCGGTTCATTGTAGCGATATTAAACGGGATACATTATATGTTAAGGATGAGGACAAATGGGAACAAGATGGACCAGACCACGCGAAAATGACGAATGCTGTACTCGCAGTAGAACATAAGAACGTGCAACTGATGGGGGAATGGGCTGCGTGTCATCCGCGATGTATGGATAGCAACTCAAATGAAAATGTCAAGTATTTCCAACTATCCAAGACCATAACGGATGGGGCGCAAGATGGGAATATCTCCAAGGTTATTAAACGGGTTGCGAAGAACGTCGTAATTGACAAGACGAATGTGGTTGCCGGATTGGAATAATACAGCATAAACGGATAATGATGTTTATGATGTATAGAAGAGAATGAACGAGGTGAACGAGATCGTCGCGCTTTTCGCGAATTTCATCAATTATTTGAATGTGTCATTGTACGAAGCTCAAATGACGCAAAAGCACGAAAAAGCCCGAGCAAGTATCAATTCGATATATGAAGAAGTTTCACAAACACCGCAAAATCAGCCGACTCTAAACCAATGTATTTTATTTTATTCCGATCTCCGCACTCTTGAACCCGTGACATATACAGATGACCAGGATTATTATACATACAAGCGTTTATTACGAAACTATATCGCGAGTCTGTCGACGACTACCCCTGAATAATTTTACTTGCAGTTTTAACGATTTCATCGGGGTATTCGAGTTCTCGAAGAACTTTTAATCCGCCTTTGATTGTCGAAATTCCGGTGGCAATCTTATACAAATATTCGTGATTATTGGGGTCAACCGACATATGTAGATTTGATACTGCACCGCTATTCTGTTTTTCTAGGAGATGACACA